ACACACTGCCCCGCTGATCCGGGGGAAGTGGTAGGCCCGGAGGGCTGCACGTCAACTTGATAAGTCAATCTGATAGCGCGGCGAACCCAGAGAGGCCCGCCTTTGAAAAGATTGACAAAAATTCAGCTTTGGCGAACCAGTTTGGTGCCCCTGAAAACGAAAACCCCGGCGCGCTGGCGGGCGCGACCGGGGCAAAAGCACAGTCCGAAGGGGACATGCTGGAAGATTACACCATGCGCCATGAGTGGGCAAATACTCTGCGCATGGTCATCGAAAATTGCGACCCTGCCGATGCTGCGCTGATCATGTCCGACGCGCTGGAACGGATGCGCCCCGGCGCCCCGGTTCCGCCGCTGTTGAACGCGCTGGACGAGGCGCGCACCTGGGCGGAATGGGCCACCCCGTTTGAGCGTAAGGCTTACTGCCTTGCCAGCTTCAACGCCCTGTCGCCGAAGGAAAGGACCGGCTTCCTTGCCTATGTGACGAGAGGCCAGCGCAATGAGTGACGACCCATTTGACAGCTCACCTTCGGAGCCGTCCGGTATCGAGCGGGTTCGGCAGATCATGGCGAATTTGGAAGATGTGCAGCCCGCAGCAGATCTGGGCCAGCCCTCGAATATTACCGATCTGGCTGAATTCCGAAACCGCCCGCGCCAAGCAAGGACGCCCCCGCAGTCTGGCGAGCGGAAAAGCCGGTTCTTCGTGGCGTCAGAGCTTTCGGGCAAAGAGGTGCCGCCGCGCGATTGGCTGGTGCCGGGCTTGATCCCAACGGGGACCGTTACGCTGTTGTCCGGGGATGGTGGCACAGGGAAATCGCTGGTGGCCCTGCAACTGGCAGCCGCTTGTGCAATGGGTGCCAAGTGGATCGGTCGCGGGGTTGCCTCTGGCCGAGCCTTGTTCATATCCGCAGAGGATGACGAAGCCGAGTTGCATCGGCGCCTTGTCGACGTGGTGCAGGCCGAAGAGGCAGAGCTTGCCGACCTCGATCAACTGACTTTGCGCAGTTTGGCGGGTGAAGAGGCGCTTCTGGCAACGCTGGACGCCCGATCCGGGCTGTTGCGCCCGTCCGACCTGTTCCGCGAACTGGACGGCTTCCTAGACGATCTGCGGCCCGTTGTGCTGGTGCTTGACACCTTGGCGGATCTCTTCCCCGGTAACGAGAATGACCGCGCCCAGGCACGGCAATTTGTGGGCCTGTTGCGTGGTTTGGCAATGCGCCACCAATGCGCGGTCGTGCTGCTGTCTCACCCATCCCTGACCGGCATGCAGAGCGGGGCAGGAACGTCTGGCAGCACGGGCTGGCGCAATTCGGTTAGGTCGCAGCTCTACCTGCATCGCGTCATGCAGGGCGAGGAAGAGCCAAACCCGGATGCGCGGGTGCTGGAAACCATGAAGGCGAATTATGGCCCCACAGGCGCCGAAATCGCCCTGACATGGCGTGACGGGGTTTTCGTGGCCGACGAGGCAGAAACCGGGTTGGACCGCACTGCGAAGCGCAGCAAGGCAGACAGGGTGTTTCTGATGCTGCTGCGCCAACTGGCCGACGAAGGCAGGGCGGTTAACAGCAATGCGGGGCCAAACTATGCGCCTTCCCTTTTCGCCTCGCACCCTCAAGCTGAGGGCGTGAGTAAGGAAGCCTTCCGTGACGCAATGAACCGGCTGTTTGCTTCGAACGCGATCCGCAACGCGGAAGTCATGCGCAATCGAAAGCCGACAACGATCATTCAGGAGGTATCCCGGTGACTGCGAAACTCCCCGCGATCTCCCCGCGATCTCCAAAATCGCCGTGCGATCTCCCCGCGATCTCCCGTGAAACTGTGCGCGATCTACCCGCGATCTCCCGCGAAACTCGCGCGAAACTCCCCCATATATGTAAACATATATGTTGCGTGCCGCCCTCGGGCGAGCGGCACAAGCCTATCGTGGTCGCCGACCAGATCGAGGCTCTCGCAGCTCGCGTTCTGCGGTTGATGGTTTCGCATCGTGACCCAGAGCATTTCTTCGTCGAGCGCAGCGACATTGCTGGCGAGATGCGCAGGTTGGCGCGGGCGGTGCGGAAATGAAACCCGTCATCTGCTTCGATAGCCCGCCGCCTGTCGGAACGCGCATCACCTACTTTCGCAAGCAAATCCTCACGCTCGTCGCCGTGCACCCCTACACCCGCCGCGACGGCACCGCCTCGTTCATTCTCACTTGGGAAACCACGAAAGGCAGGCGCGGAACGAGCGGCCTGCGATCTTCCGGCGTGACGTGGCCGAGCGGTGCCGCTTGGTGGCGCTGATTACCCAACCCAAACCCGACGAAAGGCTGAGAAGATGACCGACAAGACCAAACACCAGCTTGCCGACGAAGCCGCCGATCTGGTGGCCGAAGCACTGACGAACATTCAATGCCAGACTGGCATGCCGACCGAATGCCTGCTTGCCGGGGCACATGCCCAGATCATCGCCATGATGGTCATGTTTCTGGGCGGGCCTATGACTGCGCTGAGCTGCGAACAGGCATCGGCGCGCGTCCGGCGCCTGCCCTCGAAGCGGGCGGTTTCGCTGGCCTTCGCACGTCCGGCAGGCCGGGCCTGACCGGCGCGGGTCCTTCCGGGCACCCTGCGGTGCGGGTAATTCGCACCCCGACACTTCAGCCTGTGCACAATGAAAACAAGGGGTTAAATAATTGAAGGTGATAGAGGAATTCGAGCTGGGCGGCAAGAAAGTGTCCCGTATCGGGGGCGCCGATCTTTGCGCATTGCTGGATATTTCACCCGCCGCCCTGACTGATTTGAAGAAGCGTGGCATCGCCGTCCATCTGGCACACGACAGTTACGACCTCTGGGCGACGGTGCAGGCTTATATCGCGCATCTTCGCAATGTTGCCGCCCGCTGGGGCAACGAGGAACAGGCCGAGACCCTGACCGCCGCCCGTGCCCGTCTGGCGCGGGAGAAGGCAGACGAAGCGGCCCGGCGCAATGCCGTGGCGCGTGGGGAGCTTGTGGAAGCCGCAGAAGTGGTTCGCGGCTGGTCCGATACCCTGAGGGCGGTCAGAGCCGCCATGCTGGCCGTCCCAGCGCGTGTGCGGGCATCTTTGCCGCATCTGTCTGGTGCAGATTCGGCGCTGATCGACCGGGAAATCAGAAACGCGCTGGAAGGGCTGGCGAATGGCAACGATTGAACAGATCCGCGCCGAAGCCCTGCGCGCCCTTCTGCCGCCGCCCCGGCTGCGCCTGTCGGAGTGGATCGAGCGCGAGGTATGGCTTCCCGAAGGTGTGTCAGCGCAGCCCGGACAGGTGCGGCTGTGGCCGTTCCAGCGGGACATTGCGGACGCGATAGGCGATCCCCGGCTTGAACGGGTCACGCTGGTCAAGCCGGTGCGGGTGGGCTTCACCACGCTTTTGACTTCGGCGCTGGCCAGCTTCGTGGCGAACGATCCCGCCCCGATCCTGTTCCTTCTGCCCGCCGAAGCCGATTGCCGCGACTATGTGGTCAGTGACGTTGAACCGATCTTCGCCGCCTCGCCCACAGTCGCTTCGGCCCTGTCCGGCGATCTGGACGAGGCCGGACGCAACACGCTGCTGTCGCGGCGCTTCCCCGGTGGTTCGCTCAAGGTGGTGGCGGCAAAGTCGCCCCGGAACCTGCGGCGCCACAACGTTCGGCTGCTGTTCATTGACGAGGCGGACGGCATGGAAAAGACACAGGAAGGTTCGCCGGTCCTTCTGGCCGAACGCCGCACCCTGTCATTCCCAGACCGCAAGATTGTGCTGGGCAGCACCCCCGTTCACGAGGAAACAAGCCATGTCCTGCGCGCCTATGCGCAATCCGACATGCGGGTCTTCGAAGTGCCGTGCCCCGACTGCGGCGCCTTCGCGGAAATCACATGGGACGCGATCACATGGGACGAGGGCGCGCCGGAATCGGCCCGCTGGCGCTGCCCCAGCTGCGCGGCAGAGGTGGGCAGTCAGCACAAGCCCGCCATGGTCGCGGCGGGTCAGTGGCGCGCCCAGCGGCCCGAGGTGCAGGGCCATGCAGGCTTCCGGCTGAACGCCCTTGTGTCGCTGCACGAAAACGCCGCTTGGCCCAAGCTGGTGACGGAATTCCTTGCCGTGAAGGACGATCCGACCACGCTGCAAACCTTCGTCAACACCATTCTCGGGCAGGGCTGGCGCGCGGATGGCGAAGAGCTGGACGAAGCGGGCATGGCAGGCCGGGCCGAAGCCTTCGGACTGGATCTGATCCCGGCCGAGGTTCTGGCCCTGACCGTGGGCTGCGACGTGCAACACGACCGGCTTGAGCTGACCTATTGCGGCTGGACCGAGGCGGGCGGCATGCTGATCCTCGGGCATCGCGTGATCTGGGGCCCCTATGACGCCGAAGAGACCTGGGCCGAGCTGGACGCGCTGTTGCAGGAACGGTTCGCGCATGCCCTGGGCGGGCGCATGGGCATCGACGCCACGGCGGTAGATGCCGGCGACGGCACATCCATGCACCGCGTCACCGCCTTCTGCACCCCGCGCACCCGGCGCAAGGTGCTGGCGATCAAGGGCGCACCCGGCAATCGCCCGGTGATCGAGCGCGCCGGTTCCACCACGAAGACCGGGGCGCGGCTGTGGATTGTCGGGGTGGACACGGTGAAGGCCCAGCTTTTCGCCCGCTTCCCGCGCCCGCATCTGATGCGGTTTTCCGAAAGCCTGCCGCCGGTCTGGTATGAACAGGCGGCAAGCGAAAGGGCGGTGCTGCGCTACAGCCGGGGCCAGCCGGTGCGCAGCTTCGAACGCATACCCGGACGGCGGGCCGAGGCACTGGACTGCGCGGTTTACGCCTTCGCCGCGCGCCAGGTAGTGAACATCAACCCCGACACCCGCCGCGATGCCTTGTCACGGGCCGAGCCGGTGACTGCGGCGAAAAAGCCGGTGCTGGATTCGGGTTGGATGCGGCGGAGGTAGAGTTTCCGCAGCTTAAGGGAGGGCTAGGTTGCCAAAAAACGGCCGTCCTTTTTGGGGAATGATGGGGAAACGCTCTTCTTCATCTTCGGCATTCTCGTCTTCATGCGCCATGCGCTGTAAGTTGAGAATAATTGCAAATTAACTTGTTGACATTGCGATTCTAATGCCGTATTATTGTCATACCGCAACAGTAAATAATGTTGCGGTATAATGTAAAACGTTAATATTAAAAGGAAATTTAAAATGAGAACTAGAGAAATTGAAGCGCGAATCTTTGAACTTGAAGAGATTGTTGTCGTTATCAGGGCGCCAGCAAATCTTGAGCTTGGAGATTACAACTTTCAGCGAAAAGCTGCGGGTAACACTTCTGTAACTGAATGGATTGACGCGCGACTGGCGCCGGCAATCAATGGATGTGAATTCAGGATTGTAGGAGGAAACTTTACAGCGCCACACGGCAGAACCCGTCTGGACACCCTTCGAGCGGGCTACGAGGCCTAATCGTCCAACTGGAGGTCACCCTGTCTGGGTGACCTTTTTTTTAGCCTAACGCCAACTCCGCCACCGTTCTCGGGTATGAACTCGACACCTGCAGCTTCTAGCGCCACGCGCAGAGCGGCAACCGTCGCGATACGTGGCGACCGTTCACCCTTCTCAAAGTCTATCACAGTCGCACGGGCGATACCCGAGGCTTGGGAAAGCTGCGATTGTTCTATGTTCAGTAGGGCACGGGCTGCGCGGCATTGTGCTGGTGTCATATCAAATCCTACTTGAAGTCAGATTTAAAGTCTGACATGGTGTCAGATACTAGCATACTCTAGCCATATCGCAATGGAGCAACCAATGCCGAACCCTGTTCCGGCAGCCGACCCCGGCTTGCCTGCCGTTGACTGGGGCGTCCTGCGCGACGTTCTGTCCGCCGCCCTCGCGGCCTTGGGCGACACCCCCGCCGCCTGCGATGCCGCCGCCCTGAAAGAAAGCATGCGCCTGCAACGCCTCGCCGCGCATGTCTCTTCCGGAACCCTTGCCAGCCTCACGAGGAAGAAATGATCCCCGAACCCGTCACCCTGCACCAGAACGAAGAACACAAGGGGCTGCTTCTGGCCCGCGAAGATTTCTTCCGCGAGGAATTGGATATTGTCCACCAGTTGCGCGCCAAGCAAGCGCGCTACAAGGCCAGCCTGCCGACTGATCCGTCCGGCGCTGTCAGGCGGGCGCTGGATCTGTTGCGCCCCGGCTTCGAAAGCTACCCCGAGGGGTTCGAGGAAGCCTTGCACCTGAGCGCCGCTCTTGGGGCCATGGTGCGGACCTGCGACGTGGCGAGCATCGGCCACGAACGCGATGCGGCGATCTTCGTGGCGGATATGGTGCACGAAAGGCTGATCAAGGTTTCGCAGGCCATCGAACAGGCGGGTGATGCCCTGTGCGGCCCGGCCAATGTCGCGGGGTGACGGCTGGAACGCCCGATTGCGGTTTCGTGGGTGGGTATCGATCGATACCTTTTCGTTGACACTTGCGCCAGTGTGCGGCACTTTGGGTATCAATAGATGCCCTTTGGAGTGACCCAGAATGAAACGTGCCGGATTGCTGTTCTGCGCAGACGTGGACGCACCCCGCTTCAAGCTGTTGAAGCAACGGAACCAACTTCCCTTTGCCGGGCCTGACCGCGAGGCGGAAGAGGGGTGGGCCAACTATACGCTCGATCAAGCCTTCCAGCTTCGCCTGATGCTGGATCTGATCGGCGGAGAGTCGTCCGACAAGACGCAACTCAACGGGCTTGGGCCGGAATATGCCGCCAATATGGTGGCGAATGCCATGTGCCGGTTTCCCCGCCATCCGCTGAACCAGATCGAGCCGCGCGACTGGTGGGCGGGGCTGGTGGTCCTCGAAGAGAAGGACGGCGACGATAACCGCTATCGCTTCACCGAATGGTATGTCGGTGAAATCGAGAACCTTGGCGCATGGCTCGCGGATGCCCGGAAGCGGCCCTGCGCCGGGCCGAATGGCAGCACGATCTATCGCAACTTGCCGGTGGTGCGGCTGTTCCTCGCAAATGCGACCCGTGCGGCGAACTTCGTGCGCGACCGTGCCCGCGAACTCGGGCTGCCCGAGGGCGACGACTATTCCGAGGTGAAGCCCGGATGAGCTTCCCCTTCAACATCCTTGGCCGGGTCTTTCGCCCGGCGCAGAAACGCCAGATCGAGGCGGGGGGCGGCGGGCGCCGTTGGGAGGGTGCGACCATGCTCCACGCGCCTTCCCAGTCGGTGCTTGTCGCCCGTGGGGCTTCGAAGGCGCGCGCAGAGGCGCAATATGTGAACAACCCGATTGCAAACCGGGTTGTCGAAGTCTGGACAAGCAGCCTTGCAGCCAAGGGCTGGCAGGCGCGTTCCCAGCACCCCGACACGGATATCCGCCGCAGCCTGAACGATACCTTCGAAAACATGGTTCGGCTGTCGCTGGTGCCTATCGTGCGTGCGCTGGTGCGGGATGGCGAAGCCTTCGTGCAACTGACCCTGACAGCGCAGGGCGAGCTGCGCCCCAAGCTGTTGCCCGCCGACCAGATCGACCCGAGCCTGACCCGTGATCTGGGCGGCGGGGCGCGGATCGTGGCCGGGGTGGAATTCGACGCCGAAGACCAGATTGTCGCCTACCACGTTTTGCGCGAAGCGCCGGGTTCGCCCTTCGCTTTCATGGGAAACGCGGTGCGGGTGCCTGCCGTGGATATGCTGCATATCTTCGACCCGCTGTTTCCCGGCCAGGTGCGCGGCCTGACGTGGCTTGCGCCCGTTCTGCTGAAACTGCGCGACCGGGACGAGGCATCCGACGCGATGCTGCAACAGCTCAAGGTCGCGGCCCTGCTTACCGGGTTCATCACAAGCCCCGATGGGGGCGCCACCGGCTTCGAGGGTGAAACCGAGGGCAGTCAGGTGAATGTCTCGCTGGAACCGGGCGCCATGCGGATCGTGCCGCCCGGCTACAGCGTTGTCTTTTCCAAGCCGGGCGACGGGCTGGCGCAGACGGTGGACTTTCTCAAGGCGCAGGATCGGGAAATCGCCTCGGGCGTGGGTCTGACCTTTGCCATGCTGACCGGCGATCTGGGCGAGGCCAACTATTCCTCGGAACGGGTGGGCCTGCTGGAATTCCGCCGCCGCGCGGAAATGCTGCAACGCAATCTGATCGAAGCCGGGTTCCTGCGGCCCTTGTGGCGGCGCTGGATAGAGGTGCGGGCGCTGGCTGGTGAACTGCCCCACGATCCCGCTTCGCTGGCCGATCTGCTGGCCGTGCGTTTCGTGCCCCCCGGCTGGGCATGGGTGGACCCCCGCAACGATGTGGAAGCCGATGTGGCGGCGATCAACGCGGGCCTGAAATCCCGCGAAGAGGTTGTGGCAACCCGTGGCCGCGACATTGACGAGCTGGATGAAGAGCGCGCCCGCGACGGCGCCCAGAAGCCGAATGGAGGCACCGAGCAATGACCATTCACCTGCGCGCGGCTTCGCCCCGCGCCTCGACAGTCAACCATGAAGAGCGCACGGTGGAGGCGATCATTTCCACCGGCGCCCCGGTGCAACGTGGCGGTTTTGTTGAACGCCTCGACCTGACCGGCGCGGACCTGTCGCGGCTGACCGGCGCCCCGGTGCTGGATGCGCACCGCAGCGCCTCGACCCGCGACCAGCTTGGCGTCGTGGAAGCCGCCGAGCTTCGCCCCGAAGGGCTGTGGGTGCGCATGCGCTTCCGCAGCAATGACGCCGCAAGAGCGGTGCTGTCCGACATTGGCGACGGCACTCTGCGCGGCCTGTCGATCGGCTACAGCGTGGCCGAATGGCAAGACGGGCGGGAGGGTGCGCAGCGCACCCGCACCGCAAAGCGTTGGATGCCGCTTGAAGTGTCCATTGTCCCGGTCCCGGCGGATGCCGGGGCGCACTTCCGTAATGGAGAATCCCAGATGCCTGAGAATGAAAATGCGGTGCTGACGCGCGCCGAAGCCAATGCGGAGATCCGCAGCATCGCCACCACGGCGGGCCTGACCCGCGATTGGGCCGATGCGCAGATCGACGCGGAGGCTACCCCGGAATCGGCCCGCGAAGCTGCCTTCGCCGCCATGCGCCAACGCAGCGCCGAAACCACGACCCGCACCACGCGCGCCGAAATCACGGTGGACCATACCGACCCCGCCGTCATCGCCACGCGCGCCGGGGAAGCCCTGTTCGCTCGTTCGCATCCCGAACATGAGCTGTCGGCCCCGGCCCGGCAATTCGCGCATATGGCCTTCACCGATCTGGCCCGCGACTGCCTGCGCCGCGCCGGAATTGCCAGCTCCGGGCTATCGTCGGACACGATCCTGACCCGCGCCATGCACACGACTTCGGACTTCCCGCTGATCCTTGGCGATGCGGTGAACCGGGAGATGCGCGGCGCCTATGCTGCCGCCCCGTCCGGTATCCGCTAGGTGGCGCGGCAATCGACTGCCCGCGACTTCCGCGCCAAGCGCAAGCTGACCCTTGGCGATGCGCCCGAACTGCTCAAGGTCAACGAAGCTGGTGAATTCAAGCACGGCAAGATTGACGAAGCTGAGGAAACCTATCGCATCGAAACTTTCGGTCGCATCATCGCCCTGTCGCGGCAGATGATGGTCAATGACGATCTGGGCGCCTTCACCGATCTGCCGCGCAAGATGGGCATTGCGGCCCGTGCTTTCGAGAATGACGCTCTTGTCGGCATGGTCATCGCAAACCCCGCGATGTCCGACAACAAGACGGTTTTCCACGCCGACCATGGCAATCTGACCGCCGCTTACGCCGCCCCCGGCGCCACGTCGCTTTCCGTCGCGCGCCTTGCCATGCGCAAGATGAAGGGCCTTGGCAATATGCTGATCGACGTGACACCGCGCTTCGTGATCGTGCCGCCCGAGCTGGAAACCGTGGCGGAACAGGTGCTGACCGAAATCGCCGCCGCGAAAACCGAGGACGTGAACCCCTTCGGCAAGCTCACGCTTCTGGTGGAACCGCGGCTGACCAACGCCGAACAGTGGTATGTGGTGGCCGATCCGTCGAACGCCGAGGGTCTCGAATTCGCCTATCTGGAAGGCGCGCCCGGCCCGCAGATCGAAACACGCGCGGGCTTCGAGGTGGACGGGGTGCAGATCAAGGTTCGCCTCGACTTCGGCGCCGGGTGGACCGACTTCCGCGCGTGGCACCGGGTGGGCTGATGGCACTCGGAGGTGATGAGCTGGGGGCCATGCGTGACGAGCTGGTGAGGGCACGCGCCAAGGGCGTTCGCTCCGTCCAGCTCAATGGCGAACGCGTAGAATACAAGACCGATGCCGAAATGGCTTCGGCTATTGCCGATCTGGAGGCGCGCATCCGGCGCGCCTCTGCCACCGCACCGGGCGTTGTCCGGTTCAGAACGTCGAAAGGGTTCTGATATGGCAAATTGCCGCGCCGTGTTAAAGCAGGCTGAGCTGACCCGTTATTTGCGGGCATGGCTTGCCGCTGGCCTGCCGATGCCGCGCGTGGAAATTCGTCCAGATGGAACGGCGATCATCTTGCCGACAGAAGATAAGACCGGCGACAGCGAAAACGATTGGGATTGAGCATGGTGCGAAAGACTGACCGCTTCCCGAAAGCCAAAAGCTATCCAGACCGCCACGGTAAGCGCCGCTGGCGGTATCGCGAGAAAGGTTTTTCTGCCGAGCTTGGCACCGAATGGGGGTCAGAGGATTTCTGCCGCCGTTATGCTGAGGCTGAGAATCGTATCAAAACAAGACCCGGTGCCGGTTCCTCGCGGACGGTTCCGGGCACAATTAATGACCTAGTAGCGCGCTTCTACGCCCTGCACTTTCCAACAATTGAGGAAAGCACGAGGAAAGACTACCGCGCCCTGATCGAACCGCTACGCGAAAAGCATGGACACAAGCGCGTGGCTCATCTGCGCATCCGCCACGTTATGCAGATCAAGGCTGACATGGCCGCTACGCCTCAACAGGCAAACAAGACCCTTAAAAGACTTTCACAGCTAATGGATCTGGCTATCAAGCTGGAAATGCGCACCGATAACCCGGTGAAAGGGGTTGACCACTTTACTACGGCAAGCAAGGGTTTTCATCCTTGGGACGAAGGCGAGATTGCCCGGTTTTATGAAGTTTACAAGCCGGGAACGCTAGCCCATCTTGCAGTAACTTTGATCCTCTACACCGGGGCCGCACGTTCGGATGTGGTCAAATTGGGCAAGCACAGCATCCGAGACGGGCGTATCGAATATCGCAGGAACAAGACTCGGAGAAACCCGAACGGAATTCTGGTAAGCATTCCAATTCATCCATTCTTGGCTGACGCGCTGGCGCTTGTTCCCGCCGTTCAATTCACCTTTCTGCAAACCCAACAGGGAAAGTCACGTTCATCTGATGGGCTAGGCAATGACATGCGCGAATGGTGCGACAAAGCTGATCTAAATCTATGCTCAGCCCATGGGTTGCGGAAGGCGATCTGCCGCCGCATCGCGGAAGCTGGTGCCTCGCCGCATGAAATCATGGCGGTAAGCGGCCACATCACATTGGCAGAAGCGCAGAAGTATTGTGAGGACTTTGGCCGGAAGGGCCTTGCCGACTCAGCAATCGCCCGCCTGCCAGGCGGAGCAAAAACAGAACAAAATCTGGCGAACCACCCCGATAGGTTCGCCAAAAAGTCCCGCAACACCTTGAAAGAAAAGGAGAAATAA